TAGGAATTTTATTTATGGTTACGCAGCGCAAAAATTCAATCTTACGGCGATTCTCTCTAAGCGACAAATTATCAAATAAATAAACAAACTCTGCTGGTTTTAAATCAATAGTGGGGGCTTGAATATGGTGACGAGCATAAATATCCTTTTCCACAAAACCCAAATCGAAAAGCCGATTCATTTCTATTGCATAATCATATGTGGCAATAGTTAACATTCGAACCTCGCCAATCTCACGCAGTTTGGCAAGGAATTCCTTTGCGCCGGGTCTCAAAGATGTTTTAAATTCAACGCCTTCAACCGTTACTGGCACCGCACACTTGCACGGTGTTTCGTGAAAATCATAAGTGTGAATTAATGTCTCGTCTAAATCAACGAATATATATGGTTTCATTAGCTGTAATATTCTCCACCTTTTGAGGCAAATATCCACAACGATTTTAATGATTCAGAATAATCTTTCAAAGCTCCTTTATAAAAACAGAGGCCAATTAAAAAAATAAACGAAGCAAGAAAAAAGAGTGGAATACAAATCAAAAATCTAAATGGCGCGAAAAGTATTTTACCTACAGTTTTGGAAGTCATTGTTTCTTTTTGTAAATAAAGTTATCTACCACCAATAAATCAACAACATCATTTCCAAGATGAATGAATCCCTCTTTTGGGGAACAAATAATAGGCTCTTCGTGAATATTAAAAGAGGTATTCAACAAAACTGGGATAGAGGTTTTTTGATCAAATTTAGTGATTAAGTTATAGAATCTTGGATTGCTTTTGGGAGTAACAATTTGAATTCTTGCAGTATGGTCAATTGGGTGAACAACTGCTGGTATTTTGCAAATCCAATTTTTTCTAGTGTCATAAAGCATGGTCATAAACTCCGCAGTATATCTTGATTTCTTAACTTCAAAAACTTCGTCGGCAAACAAGTCAATAACAACCGGAGCAAATGGCATAAAGTCATTGCGTTGCAACTTCTTATTTATTCTGTCGTAAGTACCGGGAATACTAGGATTCGCAATGATGCTTCTATTACACAACGCTCTTGGACCGTGTTCAAACCTTCCCCAGACAAGACCAATAATTTTGCCATTAGCTAATTCTTCAGCAACTTTATCATCACTATAAGGCTCTCTATCAAATTTTGATTTGTCCCAAAATAGCTCTTCTGTATCTTTGTCTGAAAAGCTTGCGCCTAAAAACATATCATTTATCCTAAACGGTCTAAAGTCTGGATTAAATTGTTTATAGGTTGTCAAGCAGCACCCTAAAGGCAAACCTTCGTCGCCCATAGGAGGAGCGATAAAAACTTCTTTGACCCAAGGTAAATCGTTAATTCTTTTATTTAATTTTACGTTTGCGAAAACTCCACCAGCAAGCGCAAGATTTTTTACATTTGGGTATAAATTATGTAGATTATCTATAAGCTGGAGAATTTTATTTTCAAAAACAAGTTGTCCGTTAAAAGCAAGATCAGCTTTTCTATGAAAAAAGAAAACGCTCCCATTAGTTTTAAAAAAATTATTATAAAAATCTTTATAAACACCACCTAAAATAGTATCACAACTCTTGTCCTCGTCTGTTTTAAGACCATTAATCGTGATGCTTTTATCAAAAGCTTCAAAGTATTTTTTGTCAAACCTTCCATGAGAAGACATGCCAACTACCTTGCCTTCGTCTTTTAATCTTCTCCATCCTAAAAGTTCTGTTAACATCGCATAGTAGTGGCCAAGAGACTTGTGATTTATATCTATGCCGTCTATATATTTGAGATCACCATTTTGACCAATGTAAAATTTGGCACTATGCTGTGTTCCACTAGCATCAATAGATATTACAAGCGCGTCTTCTTGGAAATTACTTAGATAGTAAGCAAGATTACAATGTGATTCATGATGGCTTGTTTTGATATAAGTTTTTTCTTTTAGATCGCTCAGATGGCAAGCATCTAAACATATATCAATGTCTGCTTTGGAAAAGAAGCTGGTCACAACATCAATATTCTCCATTTCTTTAGGAAAATTTTTCTTTGCCCAATTAACGCATAAACCAGGATATCGTATAACGTCTCTTTCAAAATCTTTAAAAGTCTTTACTCTTACAAATCTTTCTTCTTCAACGGCAAAAATAACTTGCCCATCTTTAAGTAAAGATAATCCACAGCTATGACTACCAAATGTTAGTCCTAATATATTCATGTTATGTCCAAAAATAATCTTTATAAGAAGCTACCCAGATGCACATCTCTTTGTCCATTTTTTCAACCCTTTGAGTTTGAGTTATCCATTTTTTATTTCTTTTTTTGGGCGGAAGTTTGTGATCTTCATCAAGCATAATATCTGCTTTTTTTAGCATCTCTTCTCTATCTATAGTAATGTATCGATAATATTTTTTTAAACCTTTTTGAAATTTAGCTCTTTCGGTTTTGCCAAAAACTGGTTGGGTTTCAAAACCTTCAAAATACTTTTCTCGTTCGTAAATCTCTTTTATGACTTGAATATTAAATTCAAGAATAATTTCTGGCAAATCTCGGTACTCACTAGGGAAAACCGCTTTTTTCATTTCTTTTCTTGGATTATTAATCCGATTTCGAATCTTCCAAAAAAAATTATTAAGTTTTGTTCTCCATGTCCAATATTGCGTACACAATGTATCTCTGAAAAAATATTGTATTGGGTGTTTCGATTTCACTTCGTTGTCAAATTTTTCCCAATCATCCAAAGAAAGAGCGAATGGTATTGAATAAAATTTAAAAGGAATATACCATTTTTTTTCGTATTTAAGAGGAAGCAGTTCAAACGGCATTTTGAGAATCTCCTGGTTTAATTCTGAACGAATCGTCTTCAAAGTGTTGCGTGGAAACTTCAATAATTTTTACGTCTGTTACAGCGGACACTCTATGAGGACAAAATTGCGGGATATGCACTACATCTCCAGCAAAAAGATTAACAGTTCTTGATAGTCCACTTGTAGTGTCAATCATTTCTAAATCAAGCTTGCCACTTTCAACGTACCAAGTTTCCTGCTTTTTTTCATGAAAATGCAGGGAGCCTTTACTTCCAGCCTTGAACAGCAGGAATTTTAAACAATATTGTGGACAGTTAATAACCCAAACTTCTTCACCCCAGCCTTTGGGATGGTGAGATACTTCTGAAAAAGAAATAGCGTTCAATTTAATATCCTCTTATTTTTTTAAGAAAATTAATGATTAAATCTAAAAATTTAATAAAGATTTTTCTATGAAACCAAAAATATGGTTTAGTTCTAAAAATGTATTTATTGTACCACAAATTGTCTTCGCGTTCTAATTGCTTTTCCCATTCTATGTTTCTTTGTTTTCTTTCTGCATTATCAGTCTTATCAAACTTAAAGAGTTCAATCTTTTGTAGTTTGCTTTCGGTGAAAACTGCTTTGAACTCTACCCAGCAATCCCACTTGTCTTGAACATTCATTAGAAATTCATAAAAATAAATCTCTCCGTGGAAATTTACTTTTTCAAAATATGGATCTTCCCTTTGCATGTGTCCAATTTTATCCATGATGCTTTTTGCATTAGGATCTCCAGCAATCCATTCTTCTGTTTTGTATTTTTCTTCAAATAGTTCACCGTTTTGAATAAAATAATGCGACATGGTGCAATCCAGATCCTTTGTTTGAAAGGACAAGTTATTTTTGTTTATACCAAGGTCGATCATTTCCTGTGAGAAAGGAAGATCACCAGAAATAGAGATTGTATCAAACATGCCCATATTATTTTTTAGTTAATTTGTAAGTACCATCATTTTCATCGGTCCAGATTATAGTATCGCCAGCCTTCCAACTCAAATGTTTCATCATGTAATCTGGAATTTCAATAAATTGATCACCATTTGGCAATTCTTTGACTTCAACCACACATTCTTTCTTGCGAAAAATATTATCATAGTTATCGGAGAATTTACTGTAGGATACAGAAAGTGGTCTAGGCTTTGATCCTTTGCCGTTCATACTTAATTATAATTTTTGTATTCTGGAAAATCAAAAGCTTTTTCAAGAAATTCCATCAAATCATCGTTAAATCTGTTATCATCAGTTACAGAGTCAAACCAAATGTCGCGTTTTTGCAATTGCTCAAAAACTTTAGCATGAATAGACTCAAGGTCTTCCATGTAAACTTCGCGACTGAGTTTTAATTTCTTTTTTGATTTCATGTTACGTTTACTATAGAAAATTTTTTGTTTTTGTCAACATCAATTACGAAAGGTTTGTTGTTGATCATGTATGCTTCATTGCAAAGAGAAGCATTTGCGTAAATTGTTTTTGGCATAACGAAGCTGCTGCCACCGGAAAAGTGAATATGCCCAAAAACGTGAAGTTTTGGTTGAATTCTTAAAGTTGCTTCGAATAAGTCAACACACCCGACATTTTTATAAAAACCTTTTGCTTGAGGAGCAGTGTCGCACATTTTATGCGGTGGACCATGAGTAATCAAAACATCAGTTCCTTTTGGAATCATATCCCAATGTTTTTTGATTGCTTCACCGCGATCACGGTTAAAAGCCCAATTAAAAAAAGTTGGCTGCACAGGACTGCCCCAAAACTTCAAACCTTCTAGTTCAATACCAGAATCTTGAAGATAGTGAACTCCGTCAGGCATAGTTCTTAAAAAAGAATCTATATCAGAAGGATTGCCTTGTTCAAAGTAAAGATCGTGATTACCAGCAATAAAAATTTTATGTTTATGAGGATGCGCTCCAAACCAATTCACGAATTTTAATGCATCAAGGTATTGGCCATGCGAACAAAAATCTCCACAATGAATTAAAATGTCGCCATCGGGAACTTGAACTCCAAGATGAGAGCCATGAGTATCTGACATTACGACTAATCTAGTCATAAAAAATATCTTACCTCAAACGATTCATTTGTCAATGGTTTTTGGGATAAAAGTGTAATTATTTAAGTGGAAAAAGAATTTAATGGTTTTATTTCCGAGTATTCTGTTCTTTTGGCAGCAGGAGTAGCCTCTTTATTATTTAAAGAGTTTATAATCAATATAGTTAAAAGCCTTTTATTTAGAATAACTTCCGGTTTCAAGGAAGATGATGTGTTGGTTTTTTGGGACGGAACAAAAAGTCCAGCAAGGATAGTCAGAATGGGGTGGATGTCAACGACTTTATTTTTATATGAAGTTGATCCTAATGGCATAATAACTGGAGGCCATCGCATTACAATGCCAAACTGCAAACTTGAAAGTGTAAAATTATTAAAGAGATTATCTAAAATTGAAGAGGATGATTTGAAAATGTCTAAAAAAAATTAAAATAAGCTCTAATGTCTTACGTTTCATACAGTACTGTTCGTGCATTTTTGTCAAATGGAGATGAGCAAACCACAAATACAGGGGTTTGTAATGTACTGTACGCATCCAATTTTAACGCAAGCAATGCAACTCAATTAAAAAGAGTAAAAAGAATTGGTCAAGAGTTAGATTATTATATTCAAACTGGCCCCAAAAGCGCCTCAATATCCACAACGGTATTACCTGTAACTGGCGCGGGAGTTAATCAATTTACAGGATTTCTTGCCCTAACTGGGGATTTCACAAGCGGATCTTTTATTCACGTTCCATCGTATAGATTTGATAAATGTTTTTTGAAAAGTATGAGTTTTTCGTTGGAGCCTTGGAAACCAATGTTTTTGGAAATGCAGTTTGATTCTTATGGTCTTGCAACAGGTAGTGGTATATATGTATATGATGGTCAGAGCGCTGAAACAGGAATAATTTCGCCATTGAGAAACATGACTATTAATTTGTCTGGAATTAATTTTACTCAACAAATCAATGAATACGAAAATTTAAATTTCAGTATCGAAATTGATAGAGCGCCTAATTTTGAAATAGGAAGCACTTACCCTACAAAAGTAAGTGTTAGCAAAATAACAAAGTCATTGCAGATAAATGGAATATCAAATATTGATTGGCTTTCTGATTATCAGCCAAACACAACAGTTTCTGGCTCAATAACGATGCCAGATGGAAATTCATTTTACATGTCTGGAGTTTTAAATTCGCAGACAGTTTCGATTGATAGCAATGGTGTAGCAAAAGGGGGGCTACAAATAATCGAAGAGATGGTTTAGTATTTATGGCAAAAAAGCCCAAGAAAATAAAATCGGCATCTACGGAAGTAATTATTCCGCAGATGAAAACGGAAATAAAATTCAAAGAACGCAAATTCAAATTCACTGAAAAACAACAACAATTATTAAAGATACTTTTAGGAGACGAGACCAAAATAGTCTTTATCGCTGGACCAGCGGGAACTTCAAAGACTTTTATGGCAGTCTACGCGGCACTTAACCTTATCAACCACAATGAAAAAGATATTATCTATATTAGAACAATCGCTGAAAGCGGCGAAAAATCTCTTGGCTCGCTGCC